TTACACCAGTTGCTAAAACCAAATGTTTATTTAAAGATACATTTGTTCCCGAAAAAGCTTTATTAACCAAAACTGGAAAGAAGAAAAAATACCATTTTGAGGTCAAAAGTTTGGAAGAATATGTTAAAGAAAAAAATATTTAAATGTAAATACTCATTGGATAGGTTGGGACAGCTTCGACGGAAGTTTTATATCCAACATTAGAATTATCAATCAATATCTTACTAATAACCTTATGTGGAGGTATCTTATGAGTACTTATATAATCTACAAAACCACCAATAAGGTAAAATTATTTCAGAAGAACAAAAGGAAAAACAACGTCAATCAATGATTGGTAAAACAAAAAGTGAAGAAAGTAAAATAAAACAACGTCAATCTATGATTGGAAAAAACATTGGAAAAATACGAAGCAAAGAATTTAAAGAAAATCTCAGTAAAAAATTAAAAGGAAGAAAATATTCAGAAGAACATAAACAAAAAATAAGTTTAGCTAAACAAGGTTATAATAATCCTTCGAGTAAATGGATATATGTATTATCTAATAGAATGGATTTTTATGAATATTTTTCTAAAAAAGAAAGACATAATATTAAAGAAACATTTAGAAGAAAAAAAGTTTTGGAGATTGAATATAAAAATGTTATAATACATAAAACACTTAAAAAGGAGTTTACAAATGAATAAAAGTTCATTATCAGAATTATTTTCTGTTGAAGATCAACAAGTAATAAAAAATCAGAAAAAAACTTTATTGTTTGATGGGCATAATCTAGCCTACAGAACATTATTCTCAGCTATCTTTATGAATCCTCAAGATAACGAAAATTTTTTTTTCTTTTGGAGACATTTATTCATGAATAGTCTTTTCTCAACAATAGAAAAGTTTAATCCTGAGAAAGTTATTCTCGCTTTTGACACAAAAGGAAGTTGGAGATATGACCACTTTGATGGATATAAAAATAATAGAAGACAAGCAAGAGACAAGGCTGTTGTTGACTTTCAGAAATTCTTTCCGGTTTTCAATGAATTCAGAGAAGAAATAAAAGAAACGTTTTCGACTATATATACAATAGAACATCCAAGATCAGAGGCAGATGACATTATTGCCGTTCTTGTAAAAGAGCAGTTTAGCTCTTGTCAGAATGTGATAGTATCGACTGATAAAGACCTTCATCAGTTGTTGATTGATAAGAACAATAAGCAGTTTGATCCTATAAAGAATAAGATCGTAAACTGTATAAATCCACAGAGAGAACTTGATATAAAAGTTATCACTGGTGATAAGAGCGATACTATTCCCGCAATAAAGCCAAGAACAGGTAAAGCAACTGCTGAAGCTATACTGAAGAAAGGATTGGATGATTTTCTTGAGGAGAATGAAGAAGTCAAGAACAATTATCTGAGAAATAGAATTCTTATTGACTTTGACTTCATTCCAAAAGAACTGTCAAAAGGTATATTGAAAACGTACAACGATTACGAGATTAAAGATATAGACGGTTCTAAGCTTATGAAGTTCTTCTCCAGAAATAGATTGAATAAGATGATGGATGATTGGTCTAACTATGGCCCATTAATAAAATCGCTAAAGTAGAAGGAGTTTATGGAGAAGGGAAAAAGTGGATTTTACATTGGTGAATATAAAGTTGAGAATAAGAAAAAGTATATTGGAGCCAAAAACCCAGTGTACAGAAGTTCTTGGGAATCTAGATTTTGTTACTTTTGTGACCACTCTCCAAGTATAAAGAAATGGGGGTTTGAGTGTTTAGAAATACCTTATCTAAGCGCTATTGACAAAAGGATTCACAGATATTATCCAGATTTTTATTTTGAGGAAGTTGATAAAAATGGAAATGAAAGGAAGTTCGTCATTGAAGTTAAACCGGCATCACAAACAAGACCACCAAAGAAACCCAAAAACAACAACAGAAAAGCCCGAAAGAGATATATCTACGAGGCGCACACTTACGTCACTAACAGATGTAAATGGGATGCAGCAAGGGAATTTTGCGCTAAGAGAGGTCTCGAATTCAAGATAATAACCGAAAGGGAGCTTTTCAATAAGTAGGAGAAAGTTTTATGAAATCAAGCTTTTTTAAGACAAGTCTGGCATATGAAAATTGGAAGAAAAAATATCAGTTTGGTGATGAGACACCAATAGAAACTTTCAAAAGAATAGCAAAGTCTCTTGCTTCTGTAGAGAAGAACCCTGAAGAGTGGGAAGAAAAGTTCTTACATACACTTGTCAAATTTGATGAAGAGGGTAATCCTATTGGTTTAAAGTGTACTCCTGGTGGAAGAATTACTGCCAACGCAGGAACTACGTATGATAAAGCAACCTTGATGAATTGTTTTATAAATGGTCCTGTTAGAAATGCGGAAATAAAGTATGTTAGAAAATCGGAAGATGGCTTGATAGAAAATACTATCAACATGAACACTCCAGATACGCCTGATGATTTGGTAAATATATTCTTGACAATAATGGAACAGGCAAAAACTCTTGCTTCTGAGGGTGGTTATGGAATTAACTTTGGATTCATAAGACCAAGAGGATCATTGATAAAGGGAACAGGTATAAGGCACCCTGGTATAGTATCATACATGGACATCTGGGATGCTGTATCAGAGTGTATCGTTAAAGGTGACAATGATGGTTATAGTGACAATTTGAAGAACTACCTGACAAAGGAAGAGTTTGATGAAGTAAAGTCTATTGTCAAGAAGCAAACAAGAAAAGGTGCTATGCTTGGAGCATTGCCTGTTTGGCATCCAGATATTGAAGAATTTATTAGAGCAAAACAGGAACCAGGAAGACTCACTAAATTTAATATCAGTGTTCTTATTGACGACGCTTTTATGAAAGCTGTTGAAAATGACGAAATGTACGAGCTTCATTTTGATGGTAAGATTTACAAAAGAGTCAAGGCAAAGCATCTTTATGACCTTATTATGAAGTCAACATATAATCGTGCTGAACCCGGAGTTCTTTTCTATGATAACATGAGAAGAAATAATCCAATTCAGTATCTTGGAGATTGTAACTGTACTAACCCGTGTGGTGAAATTCCAGGTAATCCATATCTCACTACTGTTTGTCTTCTTGGTTCCGTCAACCTCACACAATATGTATTCATAGACGATTGTGGAAATACAAAATTTGACTTTGAGCAATATAAAAATGATATTGAAGTTTTTTCGAGAATGTTGGATAATGTAAATGACTTGACAGATTTGCCTCTTCCAGCATATGAGTGGGCTGTTAAAAATAACAGGCAATTTGGAATGGGTCTCAACGGAGTTGGCTCCACTCTAATGATGCTCAAAATCAGATATGGAAGTGATGAATCTGTAAAGTTCGTAGAAGAATTAGTCAGACTCAAAGAAAATATAACTTGGCAAGCATCAGCAAAACTTGCGGCAGAAAAGGGAACGTTTCCGTTGTATGACAAGGAAAAGTTTACAAATACTGATTACTTCAAGTCAGATAGACTTAGTGAAGAGACTAAGAAAATGATAATGGATCATGGTGTTAGAAATGCTAAAACTACAACAAATCCTCCACTTGGAAACACATCAGTCATTTGTGATAATGTATCAAATGGTATTGAGCCTGTATATGATTTGGAAATTGAAAGGAAGGTGATTTGTGATTGGCCAGAAGGTTTGAATTCCAACAATGTAAAGAAGATTCTGAAGGAAGAAAAAGAGAAGGATTTTGTTTACTGGAAAGGTGAGTTCAATGGGCAGAAGTATTACTATGAGCCACACAATAGAGGTCTTTGTGAAATTCACATAATGAGAGACTACGGTTATCAGTGGTTGTTGGAAAACTTCTCAGACATTGATAAAGAGTATATTGTGACAACCAAGAATCTTGAAATTGAAGACCATATCAACATTCAAGAAGTCGTACAGTATTACTGTAACCAGTCTGTTTCCAAGACATGTAACATTCCAAAGAACTATTCATTCACAAAATTCAAGAATCTTTATCTTGAAGCATGGAAGAAGGGATTGATAGGATTTACAACATATAGAGAAGGTTCTATGGAATCTGTGTTGAGTTCTCTTGAGAAGGCAGAAGAGAAGAAGGAAATCATGAAAAAGGATATCAAGCTTCCAGATGTTTTCTTGAATGGACCCACAACAACAATCAAAAGAGAGGGTGCGAAATTTTATATACATTTTAGTTACCTTCCAGATGACAAGGAACTTAGATATCCAGTAGCTATGTGGATTCATACAAACGCCAAGAAAGAAACAGTAGCTTGTAATCGTGCTTGTAAGTCTCTTACAAAACTAGCAATTGCTGTTGGAATTGACCATAGGATAATTGACGATACTTGGGAAAAGTGTTTGGGTGATTATCCACATAATAGACTTGCGAGAATGATTTCACTTTGTATGAGACACAACGTTCCAAGAGAAGATATTTTAGTTGCGTTGACTAATATAGAAGGTGACAATATTTCAAGTTTACTAACAGCAGTAAGAAAGTTTATCGGATCAACCATTGATGACGGTAAAGAGATAGTTGGAATGAACTGTCCAGAATGTAAGTCTACTCTTGTAATGGAATCCGGGTGTTTTGTTTGTAAACAATGTGGATACGCAGGTTGTGGTTGAAAATAGTTGACAACATTTCAATAATATGATATAATTTTGATATTGAATGATATTTGTTCATTTTTGAAAGGAGTTTATAATATGTCTGGTTTAGAGATGAAATACTTTGTGTTGAAGCCAAAAGGAAGTGATGTATATGCCAGAGCCTCAAGAGAGGCTCTGATGGCATATTCCAGATTCATCAAGGATGAGAACCCTAAGCTTTCTGAAGATATAAGTAAATGGGTTCTTGAAGAAGAAGAAAACTCAAACATGGAAGAAGTTGAGATAGAATTTTCAATAGAAGAACTTCTTCCACTCTACGAAGAAGCCCACCGAAGAAACATTACTTTCAATCAGCTTTGTAATAATATTCTTAGAGACAAATTGAAAATATAGAAGATGATGAAGAGTTTATTCAAGAACTTACTAAAGAAAAAT